TGCAGAAAAAGGAGTACTAAATGACTATAGTAGCAAAACCGATTATTGATAAACAATTTTGGATCTTGCAAGAGAACAATCAAAAAATTGGCAACGTGGAGGCTTGCACAGGTGGTTATCAAGTCAAAATAAACAACCAAGTTGCACAGTTTAAAACTATCAAGATGATTGCTCAACGTGTGAATATTGAGTTTGAATCTGCGGCGCAACTTTCTAAATCAAAAGCAACAAATCAAGTTCATGGTTATCCCACAGCAGGAAGAACATACAACAGCATGTGGGACGTGCAACATCGATTACCAATCTTTACCAAAAGTAAAAAAAGTAAATCGTGGTTTGCTGCCGGATGGTATCGTGTCAAGTCCGGGCGCAGGTGGCAAACATGCCAAGATCCTAAACTCATAGTGCTTCAACGCTATCCATACGCAGGTCCGTTTCTAACCAAGGAGGCAGCCGATGAGCATACATCTACAACGCTTTGTTGATCGTGTTCGCGGTTTTGAAGCTCGCGGAGTCAAAGATTTTACCATGAGCATGCAGGATGCCAAGGATTTGCATGCAGATATTACTAGATTATTGATTGATTTGCAGACATACCGCGAAGCAGAGGCCGCTAAAGCCCCAGAAGAAACCATAACCATACAAATGGATGGTGGATCATTCTAAATATACATATATTTTGGCATAAATAAATGCATGAGTCGTCCAAAGCCGCGAGTTCTAGTAGAGCTTGCAAATAAACTTACTTACAAATCCGAACAAGTGCTGGCCAGCGAAGGTGTATGGGCAGTGTTTTACGCTGGCGAGCCAATCAATCTCAAGACCAGCAATATGTTGGTACAGTATCCCGGGCCAAAGTACAAGAAGGTTAGTTTTTCAAATCCTGGTCATGCTATTAACTTGGCCAAAAAATTAAACACACAATTCAAAACAGACAAGTTCACTGTGGTGCTACTAAAGGCCGGCGAACAAGTATATCCTTGATGTGCGCGATAAAAAGAAACTCACAGAAACTTTAGTCAATCAGCTGGATCCCAACTGGGGCATCACAGTCAAAAAAGCCATGCATACTTGGTGGTTCAATCTGCGTAGCTCTGGAGGAATGAGATTAACCAGTGCAGGGTATCATGCCTTCACTGAAGAATTGGATCTTGAACATTACACATACACAGTCAATGACCCCACTGACATTAACCAACAAATGATCTTGGACATGGATCGTAAGTTACAAATGCCCTACTACATACACGCAGTCAAGGGCATTCCTAAAAAAGTTATATTTTTTGGTAGCAAGGAAGCAATGGTTACTAATTTGTATGGTGACCTTAAAAAGTTTCTTGACAACTATCGGCCTTAATGTTATACTATGAATCAGGGCCTTTAGCTCAGTTGGTTAGAGCAAACGACTCATAATCGTTGGGGCGAAGGTTCAAGTCCTTCAAGGCCCACCAGATACTAAATAGTTGCATGGAACAGAATAAAAAGCCTGTAAAGCAATTTTATTACTCCGAAAAAGAGTGGGATCGTTTAGGATGCGGTCCGTTGCCCAAAGAGCGAGATTGTGGACAAATACACCAAGACGCACACGCAAAAGGCAATCCTAAGATTGACGGCAAAGCAGTTCGGGGGTATAATTAAAACATGGGACTATTAGCATTTGCTGTTGTGCCGGCTATCATAATTTATTTGCTAATTTCTATCAAAGATTGGATGGAATAATGAACTTTAATCAAATCATTGTTGCCGCAATTGTTGTATTGATTGCACTGGCAGTAATTTTCAATAGTTAATCGTTTCGTATTTCGACAAAAATACGTGGTGGGTCGGATCAGTAGTAAAAAGCAGTATCGAAGTATCGTCCAGTATAAATAACTGTATGAACGATACTTTTTATATCATCTACAAACTTACAAATGTTGTAAACAACAAGATTTATATCGGAGCTCATGTTACTAAAAATGTAAACGATGAGTACATGGGATCCGGACATGCGCTTAATAGAGCAAAAAAGAAATACGGCATCGAGGAATTTAAGAAAGAAATTCTTCATGTGTTTGATAATGAACAAGACATGTGGAAGAAAGAACTAGAGATAGTTAACGAAGAATTTTGCAAGGATCCTACCAATTACAATATTAGAACAGGTGGAATTGGTGGATGGAATCATTGGAACGGAACTACAGCTCATATCGAAGCCTCAAAACGCGGTGGAAAAACAAGAGCTAAAGATCCTACTAATTTGTTTTATAGTAAAGAGTTTCAAAAAAAATATGACTGGACACGATCTTCAGAACATATGAAAGCCATGGGGTCATTATCTAATACTCCAAATTCAATAACTAAGAAAAAAGAAACATTTAAAAAAATAAAACACAGCCAAGGTGAAAGAAATTCTCAGTTTGGTAGATATTGGATTTCAAATATACATACCAAAGAAGTAAAAAGAATTTCAATGAACGACGCAATACCAGCAGGCTGGGTTCGTGGTAAAAGAGGACATGTTGCTAAAAAACTTTGGGTAAATAACAATATAAAAGAACACTACATCTTGACAGAAAAAGAGCAAGATTATATAATAAAAGGGTTTAGTAGAGGTAGACTTAAAAAAAGTATGCCTCAAAACAGAATTGTAGTTTAATGCCTTGACAGAAAGGTGTTGCGGACTCGGGGGCAGTGCCCGAATGGTCCACCATAAGAGCATACTGTGTTTTTATGATGGGCCATACACAGTTTCGACGTGGCAACAAGTATGAACAGGATCTACACAGTAGGCGATGACTGTAAATCAAGCAAAACTATGTAAATGCAAAAACATCTACAGGCGAAGTAACTGTTTCAGGTAAGAACGTCAAGTTCTCTGCTCGTTCAGCACAACGCCAATCTTTAGCAGTTTAATCACTGCTTAGGGCAGGAAATGCCTCGTAACAGAAACCACCAGAACCCGCCTCGGCGGGTTTCTTTTTATACGCCGTTTATTCTAAAAAGCACCAAGAAAGTCTGCAAAAATTGCTGGCCACCAGTGAAAACCACTAAATATTATTCACGGGACACAGATCTGTGCCCATTCTTAAAAGGAAATAATCAAATGAAAAAAGTACTATTAGCAATTCTTGCTCTGGCTGGCATTACTGCAGCTCACGCACAAGTAACTGGCAATTTAGGTTTGGCAAGCGACTATCGCTTCCGCGGTATCAGTCAAACTCAAAACGGTCCAGCAGTACAGGGCGGCGTTGACTATGCTCACTCAAGCGGTTTGTATATTGGTAACTGGAACAGCAGTGTATCCAGTCAACTTTACACAAATGGTGCAGGTGTGGAAAGCGACATCTATGCTGGTTACAAGAAAGATATCTATAAAGGCCTGACAATCGATGTTGGCTCTTATAACTATTTTTATCCTAATGCCACCAACGGTTCAAATCCTAATTTCAACACACAAGAATTGTTTGCTGGTGTAGGGTACGGTCCTGTTGCTGTCAAGTACAGCCGTAGCACAAGTAACTACTTTGGTCTACAAAACAGTGCTGGTACACAATACTATCAAGCCGATGTTAAACAATCATTTGCTCCATTGTCTGCAACACTCAAAGATTTGAATTTTGTTGCTCACTATGGTCGTACCGCGGTTGCCAACAATGGCAACTTGAGTTACAATGATCTTAACGTGGGTGCTGTTTATACATTACCCAAGGCCTGGGATCTTGGAGTTCGTTACTATGCAAACTCATCTTTGACGACTCAAAGCAAAAGTGCTAATACTGTAAATGGTCAGCAACTTTACAAAGATGCATGGGTGGCAACATTAACAAAAACATTTGAATAAGTCATTTTAAATGTATCAAAAAGGACCTTAGGGTCCTTTTTAATTGACTAAATGATAAAAATAGCAAAAACAAAGGTTGACAGATCATAAATAATCTTGTATAATACTTACTATTATGAAACATTTAAACTATCTACTCATAGCAACACTATCCAGCAATATCTGGGTGTGGGCCAACGGTTGTGGATTAGAATCAGATGTGGGGGCAGTTGAATAACAGTAAGTTTTTAATTATTATTCAAAAGCCCTGGAACTCAACACTCCGGGGCTTTTTATTTAAAGGAAAGGATATATGAAAACAGATTATACAAAACTAAATGATCGTATTGTGCGACAAGCATACGAAGTCAGCAATCTAGTACTGACCAACGACATGAAAGTACGTTTGCTTCAAAATAAGATTGATCGTGCGACCGAAATGATTGCGGCCAGAGATACAACGTATCATCAAATTGAAGATTAACCAGTAAAGTAGTAAGTGTGTTAGGTGGAAACGAGATCCACGCAGGGCACTCAAAACATCTTGCAAATGGGCGGAACCGAGGATGGAGCATCTTGTGTGGTGCAAAAAATCCGGTTATAGTAAAGCACACTGAAAGTGGCAAGCTGGGCCCTAGACTATTGTCTCCAGACAGTGTGCTTTACTATAATTTGGAGAAGAAGCATCAATGGTGATGCAGTGGACTGTAAATCCGCCGCCTATGGCACGACTGGTTCGATCCCAGTATTCTCCACCATTCCAGAGTAGCACAGCGGTAGTGCAGCAGACTGTTAATCTGTTGGTCGTAGGTTCGATCCCTTCCTCTGGAGCCAATGCAATATGGAAGTGTGGCAGAGCCCGGTTGATTGCAACAGTCTTGAAAACTGTCGACTGTAAAAGGTCCGTGAGTTCGAATCTCACCGCTTCCGCCAATTATTAGTTGACACCGTGTCGACAATATACTATAATAGAAATATGGAGAGCTGGCCGAGCGGTCGAAGGCACCCGCCTACTAAGCGGGCATGGATCTAAACAGTCCATCTGGGGTTCGAATCCCTAGCTCTCCGCCAAATCTCATGCGGGATTCGTATAATGGTATTACCCCAGCCTTCCAAGCTGATGACGAGAGTTCGATTCTCTTATCCCGCTCCAAACATTACTCCCTAGTTCATGTTGGCAGAACATCGGTCTCCAAAACCGAAGAGCGCGGATCGTCACCGTGGGGGTAGCCAAACAACAGTGCGGTGGCAGAGTGGCCCAATGCAAGGGACTGCAAATCCCTAAAACCGTCAGTTCAAATCTGACCCGCACTTCCAAGCCATGAACAAGTCGTTTGAGCAGTGTTAAATGCACACGGGTTACCTTTCCTAACCGTCTAGTGACGTACCCTTGCCGAGCGAGTAATTATATCCGGGCGTGGCAGTGATAACGACTTGTTCACCAATACCCCTGTAGACAAACTGGTAAAGTCACTCGTCCAAGAAGCGAGGATATGAAGGTCCGAATCCTTCCAGGGGCACCATATTGACAACAAATTGACAATTTGTTATACTGTTTTATTAAATTAAGAAAAGGAGAATAACATGAGTGTTTTGAACAAATTAGTCGGTCGACGCATCAATGGCATTTTCCTAAACAATGACAATACTCGCGTGGTGTTTCGTACCATCGAAGACGAACGTATTGGTTTCTATGTTCACGGTGATTGTTGCAATACTGTTTACATAAATCATTTCCAGGGTGTTGATGTAGTAGGCCAAGGCAATGCGTTTGACCTACTACGTGGTGCTCTTGTTACTGCTGTAGAAGAAAAAGAGTGGGTTGCAATCGACGACGAACCCAACGAAGATGATGACTTATGGACTGATAATTGTGTAGAGGATGGATTTTTTACTATCCGCACAGACCGTGGATATATCGATTTTGAAGTACGCAACGAGCACAATGGCTACTACAGTGGCCATATTGAAGATTTAGATGAAGAAATTGATTTAGATGGACTAGTTCCATTGAAAGACTTTTAGCAAGGTCTCGTAGTTTATTGGTTAGAATATCCCCCTGTCACGGGGATGGGACGAGTTCGATTCTCGTCGAGACCGCCAGGTTAGGCTCCCGTCGTCTAGAGGCCTAGGACATCGCCCTTTCACGGCGAGTACACCGGTTCGAATCCGGTCGGGAGCGCCAATTTAATTAAAGAAAGGAGTCGAATATGCCAGCAGTATTTCTCGTATCAGACACGCACTTTGGTCACGCTGGTGTGTGCCGCTTCACTCGTGCAGATGGTTGCACGCCCCTTCGCCCATGGGATGATGCTGTCAAGATGGACGAAGCTATGGTTAAAGCGTGGAACGAACGTGTAGGTCCCAAGGATAAAGTGTATCACTTGGGTGATGTAGTTATCAACCGCCGAGCACTTACGATTATGGATCGGTTAAACGGTGACAAGGTTTTGATTCGTGGCAATCACGATATCTTTAAGGATGAAGATTACAGAAAATACTTCCGTGAACTTCGTGCTTACCATGTGATGAACGGAATGATTCTTAGCCACATCCCTGTACACGAAGCCAGTCTGGGTCGTTTTGGTGTCAACATTCACGGTCATACTCACGCCAACAGAGTTATGAAAGCTCGTGGTATAGATGCCCGCACTGGAGAAACCCTGTATTCAGATGAGATAGATACAAGATACCACTGTGTTTGTGTAGAGCAAATTCCAGACTTTGCTCCTATCCTGTTCGAAGATGTGCTCAAACGCATCACAGCCGAAGGCGGTACTATTGGATTCCGCAACGGCAACGGACCGGCGATGTGAAATAATACCTCCTTGACTGAATACCAGTAAATATTTGCTCAAGGAGGTATTTCATGGTTTATTTTTTATATTTTTTAGTGTTGGTTCCGGTCAATTTAGTCGGTACAATACTTACATTCCCATTGGCATTCATTATTGGTATTTGTTATAACACCCAAACGGGGTGGTGCAACAATGGCACAGTATGGCAATCGGGCCCACGTTTATGGTCTTGGCTTGGTTGGTTCCAAACACCCGATAATAGCTTAGACGGTGACCAAACTTTTAGATCTTTGCACAATCCATGTTGGTGGTCTAAGGTACAGTGGTTATGGCGTAACCCGTTTTATGGGTTTGCTGTCAAGTACTTACATGGCACCTCGGGTATGTCGTGGTCGGGTGATCTAAACTGTAACGAACAAAACCCAGGACACCTTTTGGTTAAAGGGCAAGGATTGTTTCAATATGTGTTATTCATGCATATTTTTGGTAAATGTTTGTACTTAAACTTTGGTTGGAATATTCGTGCCTTGGTTGATCCAGCTTACATCAATGATCCAAACAATGCGGCGTTCATTGCCGATTATCCAGCGACCTTTGCGTTTAGTCCAAGATTGGTTAGTTATTAAACATTGACAACCTGTACGGTTTATAGTATAATAGCACTTTATAGGAGATATCATGAAACCAAGAATTGCAAGCCGTGGCCCAGAAATCGATATGGAACAATGTGTACGTCAAGCTGGCGGCGGACGCTATGACATGGTCCTAATTGGCGCACAACGTCTACGTGAGCTCAAACGTATTCATCGTGAAGACACCACACGATATGTAACCTGCGTAGACGCACTAAAAGAAATTCAAGCAGGACAGGTTGATCTTGACGACTACTTAGCAAAGGTAAAATAACATGGCAAAGCCACAACAATCAGCAAGTGAATTAAGTCGTACCATTGCAGGACAATGGACCAAGAGTGAAAAGCGCGAACATGCAAGCCGTAGCATTATGATTGCTAACAAACACACTCACGCTATTAACAAAGCATTCAAGCAACAATTAAAAATGAAGTAATATAGAATCAACAATGGCAATGAAATTATGGGAGACAACTATAAAGATCAATGGACGCGAGTTCAAGGATCGAGTAGGTGCCGAAACAGCTCAGGAGGCTCGTATGTTGTTACAACAACGCCACGGTCCTAGAGCTGTGCCATATTTGCCACACATGATTCCAAGTTAAAATTATTCAAGGAGGCCGTAATGGCAAAAGCATTACAACGTAAAAAATCTGGCTATACCAAAGCCGGCGTGGTTAAAATTGTTAGTTTAAATATCAAACAGCTCACTGACCTAATTGCCAAAACAAGCAAACCCAAAATCCAGGCTAAAATTCAACGACGCATCCAAAGTTTGGCCAAACATCAAGGCTTATTGCTCAATAAAGTGACCATTGTTGAAGCTGTAGTAGAAGAATGATAGGCATCACTGTCAGTACCAACTATGCTGATATATTACCTTATGTTGTAGAAGCCAATCTACCACACTTGGATTATTGGATTGTTGTCACTGACAGGAATGATGTTGCAACTCAACAAATTTTAGCACCACATCCTAAAATTGTAGTATTGTATTGGGACTTCCAAAACAACAACAGAGTGTTTGACAAAGGTGGGGCCGTCAAATTTGCTCAAGAAGTTGCGTATAAACTGTGGCCTGATTCATGGTATTTGATTTTAGACAGTGATATCTGCCTAGGTCAAGATTTTGTCATTGATACCTCGGGATTAGATCCTAACACACTATATGGATTATTAACCAGAAATTTATACTACACCTTGAGCAATTATAAAAATCAAACTCCCAACGAAGAATATAAAAACGGCCGACCATTGGGATTCTTTCAGCTGTATAAAAAACACTGTTTTTATAAACCTTCTGTCAGTGCCAGCGAGTGCGATGATGAATTTGCTGTGTACAATTTTGATCAACACGTTACGCAAGATAAAAGTTGCAATCACTTAGGCCAGATATATAATAATCACAACGGACGTAAAGTAGTTGATTTTGTAATAGATGTGTAAGGCCCCTTTAGTTAAATGGTATAACACTTGATTTGTAATCATGGATTAGCAGTTCGATTCTGTTAAGGGGCACCAAAAATATATGGCAACTAAAAAAACCAAAACAAATGTAGACCCAGGTCGTCCTGTAAGTCGCCCAATAGCACCGATCAAAGATACCACTTGGGGCAAAACACTTACCAAAAAAGAATTATTGGGTCTAATAGATCGTATATATAAAAAACAAGAGGAAGAAAAAATGTCGAAACTTTCAGATACTATTGCTAAAGCACTAGCAAAGAAACAAGGCAAGACTTATGTGGATGGTAGCGAAGTTAATACCACTGTAGATAAAAAAGCCAAAGTTAAACCTTCAGCTGGACCCGCTAAAAAACCCCCTACACGATCAGCTGGTCGAGGGCGTTAACCGAGCAGTCCCCT